ATTGACGTCAATCGTCAACGTCGAGTTCGCTTCGACCTTCGCGGCGATGATGCCGTATTTGTACCGGGATACGGAATCCCCGAGGGTCTTGATGCTGTCCGCGGCATCGGAGATGCCCTGCTCGATGTGGTTGAGTCGCGCGGCGGTGATCGCCGTGACGCCGTCCTGCCAAAGCGTCTTGGCGTAGCTGAAGATACCTGCCATGTTCTTTCCTCTCTAAGCGATTCTGTGGTCGTCGAAAAGCGTCCACGCACCGGGGATGTCGACCACGGTCCTGTTTCCCGGGACGGTCTGCTCGCCGGGGAAGATCGCGTTGCCCGTCTTGCCGGCGTCCCAACGAGCAAGCGCGTCGACCGACTTCTTCGACTCGTTGACCTTCACCCAGAGCATCCCGCCGACGCGCTTCGTGCGCTCGGGCTCCGCCTGCTGGATGTAGTACGGCTTCGCCGCCGCAGCGGCGGCGTTGGCGCGCGCGGCGGCCTCGTCGGCGGCGGCCTTGGACTGGAGCGCCCGGTCGGTCGCCGATTTCGCGAGCGCCGTCTGCTCGTCGCACGCCTTCTTTGATGCCGAGAAGCCCGACTGCCTCTGCGCCTCTTTCGCGGCGCGCGTCTCCTCGGCATCCTCGCGCGCCTTCTCGTTGGCCTCGATGGCGGCCTTGGCGGCGTTCGCGGACTCGGCGGCCGCATGGGCGGCGATTCGGCTCGCCTCGAGCTCGGCCTCGTTCTCATAGCGGAAGGTGTAGTCGGCGGACGTTCCGTCGTCCCCGGTGACGGTGAGGCCGTCGATATAGCCGCCGTCGGCCACCTTGATCTCGTACGTCGCGTCCCCCGTGCTGTCAGACATTGGCGGGAGCTCCTTTCTCGATAACGTTCCTATGCGAGTACCCCGATCGCCGTCCACACGGGCGGCGACCCGATGAGGACGACCCTCTGCCCGACCTTGGCGGCCGCACATGACGTCGTCATGTGGACCCCCTCGGCCACGCCGCCGCGAACGAGCACCGAGAGCGTGCCGCCCGACACCGCCGTGACGTAGCCGTAGGCGATCTGGGCCGTGGGCCTGTCCGGCGGCGAGATGGACTCAAGCAGGTCGGAAGCCATGCTCATGCGGCGCTCCTCTCGAACTTGCGGGCCTCGATATTCATCGGGCACCCGTCCTTGAAACTAATCGCCTGCGTCCTGATGCAGGCATGGTCGACATCGAGGCCCACCGCTGGCAGTCGAAGGTTACCTGCGTCGTAGACCGACACCTGGTCGTATATGCAGGTGCAGTTCACCCTCTGGATGACGGACCTGCTGTCGTTGAGCAGGGTCGCGGCCTTTGCGTCCGCCGCCTCCTGGATGGCGTCCTGCGGCCAGGGCGTCGCCACGGCACCCTCCTCGACCTTGTCGGCGACCACCACGGCCTCGCCACCCGCCTCGAGGTACACGTAGCCCGCCGAAACGTCGCTGTAGTTGTCCGCGGGAGTCTCGGTGGCGACGAGTCGCTGCCACTCGCCCGTGAGCGTCGCGTAGTGCAGGTGCGGGCCGGCCGACAGGGACGGCACCCACCAAGCCTGCAGGCTCACGCGGGCGCCCTTCGTTCCCTTGATCCACAGGCTCTGTGTGACCGGTACGCCCTCTTTGAGCGACCCGACCCTGTCCTGGCAGAAGCCGATGCGCCCGCCGTCGCTCGCGACCTTGAGGCCGAAGAAAACGGCAGTCTGCGGGGAGTCCGGCACGTACACGGTGGAGATGGAGCCGTGACTGTCGCTCTGCCGGTAGGTCCCGCTCTCCTTGGTCCCCGAGCCGACCTGCATCCCCGCGGCGCCAGAGAGGATGTTGGAATCCTCCGTGACGCTCGTGGGCAGGTCGGACAGGTCGTAGCGGGCGGTCTCGCGGCGCCCCGTGCTCACGGTGGAGTACAGGCTGTCCGGGTCGTCATCGACCGCCGTGCCGCGCACCGAGATGTCCTGGGACGAGTAGTCGACATGGATGACGTTGGCCACGCCGAAGGTGTCGCGCTCGCGGTCGAGCTTGAGCGTCATGCGGCAGTCGGGGCCCTCGACGTAGTCGAAGGAGATCGGCCTCTGGTCCGGCTCCACATAGCGGCGGAACAGCACGCGGCCGTACGGGTCGGTGTGCGCCGCGAGGAAGCCGGCGGCCTCGAGCAGGCGGTTGACGGCGGCCAGCTTGGAGTCCGCGCGGTCATCGTCGGACGATGTCGTCGAGATGCCGAACACCCACGTCGACGTGAGCGCGGCGTCGCTCTCGTCCGCGACGACTTCGAGGCCGCAGCCCTCGGCGATCTTCCTGGCGGCGTCGACCATGTTGGTTCCGGCGGGGATGACGTACGGTCCGTCGAAGTCGTCCTGGGCGAGCGCCCTGAGTCTGCCGTAGATATCGGCGCTGCCGGTGGTGACGGCGCCGTCGGCGCTCACCTTCGGCGTCGAGACGTAGAAGGTCCCCAGCGCCTCGGTGCGGCTCTCGCCCGTCCAAGGGGACGAGGCCTCGAGGTACACGCGCAGGAGGTCGGTCCCCATGTCGAGAGTTCCGACGTAGTCGACGCTCCCCTGCTCGAAGATCGCGGTGTCCTGGTTGCGTTCCACGCTTCCGCCGGTTATGTTGGCGAGCTCGGTGCCCTCCAGCCCCGTCGCGAGGTCGACCCGCACGAAGCGGTACTCGGCCGAGAAGGGCTCGAGCCAGAAGCCGTCCCTAGGCATTGGGCTCCCTCCAGACCTCGCGCTTGGTCGCGAGGCTCACCTTGTACCAGTCTGGAGACGACCGCGTGATGGTCGGCGTCAGCTGCACGAAGGCGCGGTCGCCGTCGTGTGTGCGCGCCCAGCAGTGGGAATAGTCGCGGAGCAGCTCCGCTACGCGTCCGATCTCGCCCGCAGGAACGGCGAAATCCCAGCTCTCCGAGACATCCAGCTTGTTGGACGAGAAGCCCATCGGCAGCCCGCCCGCGGAGCCGAAGAAGTGGAACTGGGTGACCCCGTGGTCGTACCCGCGCGAGTACCCCGGCGGCCCGCCCGCCCCGACGGTGCCGGCGACGACCGAGGTCGCGCCCGCGTCGAAGTTGAAGGCGTAGCCGCGGCAGCGGCACGATGTCACGACCTCGGTCGTGGATACCGTGCCGCTCGCGGCGTGCCCGACAGCGATGTAGGTGAACGGCATGTTGAGCGGCGGCAGCCGGTCGATGACGCTCTGCCCCTGCTTGAGGCCCGTCGCGAGCGTCCTGCGCGAGCCGTCCGGCAGGACGCGCATGAGGTCGAAGGACTGGCACGGCGGAAGGCTGTGAAGCAGGAGCTTCGTCCTCTTGACCGAGGCTCCCCCGTTGAGCCTGATGGTTCCGCGGCCCGTTCTCGACATGGGTCCGCGGAGCTTGTGGCCGCTGACCGCGTACTCCGAGACGCTGTCGCGCACGGTGACGGTCGCGGCGTAGTCATCCGAGTAGTCGATGTTGACGATCGGGGTGGCGGGGACGAGCCAGTCGGTCGATACGGTCCTGGTGAAGCTCGCCGAGAGTCCCGAGCCGCCGCGGACGGTCAGCTCGAGGGTATATGTCGTCTTGTTGCTCAACCCCGTCTGCACGGAGTGCGAGCGCGCGGACGCGCCCACGTTGACGTCCAGCACCGTGCCCGACGGGGACGTCATCTTGAGGCGCTGGGACGCGACCCCGGTCTCGTCGGCGACATCCCACGCGATGGGCAGAGGGAGCTCGACGACCGTGTCGCCGTCCTGCGCCGGCGCGGTGAAGAAGGCCTGCGGCGGGTCTGCGACGGTGAACGACGAGTACTGGCTCCAGGCGCCCCATGACGGGTCCGAGCCCTTGGTGCGGACGCGCAGGCGGTATGCCCCCTTGTCGGGAAGCTTCAGGCGAGCCGTCGAGGCGGGGCCGTTGATGTCGGTCACCGCGACGGCGCCGCCAGGCTTGACCAGCTCGACCTGCGCCGCGGTCTGCGCCGTTCCGTCCGGGTGGCTGCGCACCCATGTCACAGACGCTGTCGAGCCGGTCGGATAGGCCGGAGCCAGCCCCGAGACGGCCGGCGCGTACGGCGGACAGATTGTCGCCACGGCGTTGGACGCCGTCCATGCCGAGCATATGGTGTCGCCGGCGCCCGCTACGGGCTTGTCGCGGTAGGTGCAGACCTCGTAGACGACACTCTCTCCGGCCATGGCAGCCGGGTCGGTCATGGACCAGACGCCCGGCTCCTGCTTGTCGGCGGCGAGGCTGCGGGAGATGAAGGTCTTACCGCCGTCCGAAGTCGCGCGGACCTTGAAGCCGCTTATCCAGGACGGGATATCGGGACCCCGCACGACCAGCGAGACCTCGCCGTCGCCGGAGCGCGCGAGCGAGACGGATGCCGGGGGCGCGGGGGTCTTGAAGACTCGGACCTTGTTCGACATCTCTGAGGTGCCGCCGCGCCAGCGGGCGCGGACGTCGTAGTCGTAGAAGTGGTTGGCGCTCGTCGTCGAGTCTCGCCAGTTAGAGATGGTGCCCTGGTTGTAGGGGTTCTCGGTCGGCCCGTCATCGGTGTGGCGGTAGACGTTGACGCCGTCGTAGTACTTGCGCGCCCCGTCGTCCGGGTGGTTGACCCACTCGAGGGCTGTCGTCCCATCGGTCGACTCCGTGACGATGAGGTCGGTCGGCGCGTCTGGCTTGTAGGCGGGGACCTTGGGGATACCGGCGTTCTCACCGCACGAGGTAGTCGCGGTGACTCCGCCGTACCCGTTGACGGTCTCGCTGGACGTCCATGCGGAGCACCAGACGTCGTAGTCGCCGTCGTTGCGCGCCGCGTCGGTGTAGCCGCTCAGCTTGACGGCGTTCTGGTAGTTCTGCGTCGTCACGCCCGCGGCGTTTGCGCGCTCGACGCCGCCGACCGACACGTGGAGGCGTACGCCCCACATGTTCCACGGGCCGAAGTCGACCGAGGCGCTCCAGTGGATTCGCGCGGTCGAGTCGCTGATGTTCTCGACCCAGGTCGAAAGGGAGACCCCGTAGTACTTTACGCCGTTTCGCTTTGTCTCCGCGTATGCCATGCCCTACCCCCTCCTTGACCTGGACGAGCGCTTGACCTCGGCGATGAGCTCCTTGAGGGCGCGGGCGATACGCTCGTCGACCTCGAGGAGGGAGCCGTCGATGTTGATGTAGTAGGTGTCTCCGCGCTCGACGATGCCGAGGCCGGCGGGGGCGGCCGCGCCGAGCGCCACCGACCGCGCGCCGGCGGCGTCGGCCGCCGCGAACGAGACCGGGGAGACGTCGAATACGTCCTCCACGCGGGCGAGCGCCTTGGACGCCATCGCCGCGGTGCCGGCGGACGCGGCGACGATGCTCTCTCCGAAGTCGCCCATGAGGGCGCGGCCGGAGTAGGTCGTGTAGCCGTGGCCGCTGAACGGGCCCCATTTCGCCGGCGAGAACGGGAACAGGCCGCGGATCCTTTCGACCGCTCCGGAAACCGACGACGTGACGGCGCCGACCGCGCTCTCGATGCCGGACTTGAGGCCGTTGAGGATGGCCTTGCCGGACTCGACGAGCCAGGAGCCCGCGCCGGCGAAGAAGCCGGTGATCTTGCCCTTGATGCCGGTGACCGTGGTGTACACCGAGTCGATTCCGCTCTGGGCAGCGCCCTTGATGCCGTCCCATATCGACGAGAAGGCGCTCTTGATGGAGCCCCACGTGCTCGACCACACGCCGCTGATCGTGCTCAGCACGGAGCTGATGACCGACGAGATGACGCCTATCGCGATGTTGACGATTGACTGGATGGCGTTCCAGACGATCTCGGCAATCGACTGGATTCCCGTCCAGACGCCCTCCCAGTCGCCGTTGATGGCGGCGAGGACGGTCCCGATGATGGCGCTGATGACCTGCATCACGGTCGTGATGACAAGCTGGATGGCGGGCCACACCGTAGAGATGATCGCGGAGATCGCCCCGCAGGCCACGGTGAACGCAGCCTGGACGACGGGCCACACTGCCTGCACCACCGCGGCGATGGCGTTGACCGCCAGCACGAGCACGCCCATGATGACGCCGGCGAGCTGGACGAGGAGCTGGACTATCTGCGCCGCGACGGGCGCGACGGAGGCGATGATCTGCCCGATGACGGGCGCGACCGTGGCGAAGAGCTGGAGCAGCGCCAGGGCGATGTTGCCGAGCGCCGGGAGCAGCTGACCGGTGACGACCGAGGCGACAGCCGCGAACGCGGAGACCAGGGTCGGCATGACCGACGCCACCGCCGAGGCGACGGCGGAGAAGGCCGGCGCCAGGCCGGAGGCTATCGCGGATGCGGCAGACATGACCGATGAGCGGAAGCCCTCGTTGGTCGTCATCATGTAGCCGAAGCCGGCCGCGAGCGCCGCGACGGCGGCGACCACGATGGCGATCGGGCCGACGAGCGTCGCGAAGGCGCCGCCGCCCGAGCCGATGGCCGAGAACAGGCCGCGGACGGGGCCCGAGGCGGACGTGAAGGCGCCGGCGGCCTCGCCGGAGACCATCGACGCGAGCGCGCCGATCTCGCCTATGCCCGAGCCCGCGACCTTCGCCACGCCCTTGAGTGCGGTCTGCAGGGTCTTGAACTTGTCGATGCCGCCGGTCACGCCCGAGATGGCGAGCTTTGCGGCGGCGAGGCCGGCAGTCGACCCGACGAACCTCGTGACCGCGTCGGCGAGCGTCGACATCCCGCTCGAGGAGCCGACAAAGGACAGGACGCTGCTCGCGGCACCGTCGAAATCGCCCACCAGCCCCGAGATGGGTCCCCTGATGGCCGAGCAGACGGCCTCGATGCCGCCCGCACCGTCCACGAGCCCGTTGATCACGTCGGCGGCCCCCTTGACGCCGAGCGCGAGGTCCTCGGGCCATGTGGCGGTGAAGGTCTGCCCCGCGAGCTCCGCCACGCGGTCGATGACCCTGCCGACGGCGTCGGCCGCGGGCTCGAGCGAGCCGCGGACCGCGCGCAGGAGGACGTCGGCGTTGTAGGCGAGCATTGAGAAGCCATCAGAGGACTTGCCGAGGCGTTCGAGCATGCCGATGAACCGCTCGACGTAGCCGCCGACGTCGGACACGGTGTCCTCGACGGACGTGATGGCGCCGGCGGCGATGTCGCCCGCGCCCTTGATGAGCCCGGTCGCCGCCTGGATGGGCGCCGTGATGTTCTCGACGCCGATGGCATCGATACAGGCCGCGACCGCCTTGGTCACGGAGTTCTTCAGGTTTGCCATGGACGTGGCAATGCCCGCCGTGCCGGTCTTTGCCTGCTGGGCGAAGGAGTCGAAGCCCGCGTACCCGTTCTTGTCGAGCGAGATGAGCGCGTCCTCGAGGTCCTCGACGCTCACCTTGCCGGTCTTGAGCGCGTCGTAGAGGTCGTTCGTGCTCGCGGTCGGTCCGAGCATCGACTTGGCGACCTGGTCCATCTGGCCCGGCATGGCGGTGACGATTGAGCGCCAGTCCTCCATCTCGGGCTTCCCCTTGGCGAGCACCTGGCAGAACTGCTCGAGTGCCGCCTCCTGCACCTGCGTCGACGCGCCGCCCGCGAGCAGCGCGTCGTTGAAGGCGAGCATGATGTCGGTCGCCTTGCCGACGTCCTTGACGGTCGGCACGATCTTCTGGACCGACGAGGTCATGGCGTCCAGGCGCGTGGGCAGGCCGGTGAGGTGGTCGCTCATCTTGTCGATGGACGAGGTCGCCGCGTCGGCGCCGTACCCCAGCCCCGCCATGACCTTGGGGAAGTTGTTCATGGTGTCGACGCGGCTGATGGCCGAGTCGAGCGAGCTGCTGATGGCCGAGAAGGCCTTGCCGGTAACCGAGGACACGATTCCGGCGACGGCGCCGATCTTAGTCCCCAGGCCGGAGCTGAATGCGGACCCGACCCTGGAGCCGGCCCTGGAGCCGATGCCCGAGCTGCCCGCGAAGGCGCCGTCGAGCTGGCGGCTGATCGATGACGTGAGGTTGTCGAACTTCGGTGTCAGCAGCACCGAGCCTTTGGCCACGGTGGGCAAGGGTTGATCACCTACCTATGAGCGCTCCCCGAACAGCAGGGAGTCGACCTCGTCCCGGCTTAGGTCGAGACGGCGGGCGGCGTGCTCGGCGGCCCTGGCCTTCGGGCGCTTCACGGGGTCGGGCTTCCTGCCCTTGCCCCCGGCGTTCTCGTAGCGCAGGAAGGAGAGGTTGTCGACGGCCAAGGCGAGCAGGTAGGCGTGCTCGTCCCATGTCGCGCGCGGGTCGATGCGCGACACCGTGCGCGACTGCGCGGGCAGCTGCCCCACGAGCGTGAGCAGGCCGTCGAAGTCGCCGCCGGTGAGGGCATCGTCCAGGTCAATCGAATAGTACTGGCGGAGGTCAGCCTTGAGCTCGTCGCGCCCCTCGAGCAGGACGCCGACGAGCGCGACTAGTTTTTTAGGCGCGCTGCCTCGATGAGCAGCTCCTCGATGCGCACGATCTCCTCGAAGTCGTCGTAGCCCATCTTGGCGGTCACCGCCTCGGCGACCCTGTCCTCGACGTCCTCGCCGAGCATGGCAGTCAGGTAGCCGAGCTGCTCGTCGATGCTGACGCCCTCGTTGGCCTTGGAGGTGGCCTCCTCCTCGGTCATGCCCGAGAGGATGGCCTCCTCGTAGACGCGGTTGCGCTTCTGGGTCGCGCGCTGCGCCTCCGCGATCTGCTTGAGCACCTTGCGCGACTTGAAGCGGCGCATGTCGAGGACGTACTCGGTGCCCTCGACCTCGACCGGCTTCTCCCAAGGCTCCAGCTTCTGGCGCTTCGCCGCTGCATCGAAATCGAGGATTGCGGGCTTGTAGCCCAGGTACTGCTCCTCCAGGTGCGCGCGCATGCGCTCCTTGGACTCCGCCATCTCTCGCAGCTGCTCGGGGGTCATCTCGTTGACGTCCATGTTTCCTCCTTTTGTAGGCGCAAATGCTTGCGGTGGACGCTGCGGCGCCTACCGCGCAGCGCCCGCCGCAAGCATTTGGCGGGACGGGAGGGGCGGCTGCCCCTCCCCTGTGTCAGTTATCCGGCTAGGCCGTGACGGCCTTGGGCTCCTCCTCGGCGGCGCCCTCGTCGTGCTGGACCGCAACCTGGGCGGCCTTGACGGTGTCGTAGATGGCGGTCGTGTGGGTGTCGCCGTCGTCGTTGTAGGGCACGCATGTGATCGTCGGCGTGTAGCCGAGCAGGTCGGAGCTGTTGTAGGAGACGTCGTCTCGCTCGAATGCCTGGCCGATCGGGATGACGTTGCGCAGGACCTTGGTCGAGGAGATGACCGAGTCGAACACGTAGACGTGCGGGTCGGTGAAGTTGCGGTTGTGGCGGATGGTGACGGTCGCGCCGCTCTCCGTCACGTTGTCGTCTCCGTAGATGGTCTTGAGCACGGCGACGGACGACTGGATGAAGGTCATCTGTGCGGAGTCGGCGTAGCTCGTGAGGTCGCGCGCGACCTCGGAGCCGCCCCAGTCGTTGTGCCCCTCGGAGTCGGTGTCGGTCGTGAACGTCACGCCGTCCTCGGAGATGTAGCCGAGAGAGGCGCCGTGGTGCTGACCGATGAGCTCCTTGAGCGTCTTGGACGGGTCGGCCAAGACGCTGATGTCGGTGCCCGCCGGGAACACGGCGGCGTAGCCGCCGGGGCGTCCCTTGGCTACGCCGACGGAGTCCTTGTCGAACATGGGGGTCTCGGACATGTGGCCCTCCTTCCTGTGGCGCGCTACGGGCGCGTCACCATGTAAACGTTGATCTGGTACCGCTCGAAGCGGCTGTCGGGGTCGGGAAAGCGCATGGTGCCCTCCACGGACACGCTGCAGACCTCGGGTATGGCCTCCCAGCACCAGGTGAGCCATTCGCGGGCCATGAGCGCGAGCGTGTAGGCCTCGGCCTCCGTGCTGGCCCACGTCTGGACCGCCAGGTACGGGTCGTCGCGGCCGGGGCCGGACGGACCGCCGGTGCGCTCGACCGTGGCGAACCTGTCGGGCTTATCGCTCGGAACTGTCGTGGAGCACGGGACGCCGAGCGCGGCGCCGAGCTTTTGCGGCAGGACGGCCAGGATGTCGAACATCAGAGACCGCACCCCTTCCTGAGCGTGTTGTTGCGCAGGTTGTCTAGGCCGGCGAGCCTGCCGTCCCTCTCGCCCGCCTCGTAGACCAGGCCGCCGGCGGTATAGCCGCGCTGCACGCCCTTGGACTCGTAGCGTGCGCCGGCGCGCCTGAGCGCCGGGTCGCACATGACATTGCAGCGCGCGGCGGCGGCCGCGGCCTGGGACTCGAGCATCGCCTTGACGCCGTCCGACTTGAGCACGGCGCGCACGCCCGACATCACGGGCGTGACGCGCACGCGCCTACCCATCGACGGCCTCGCACTCGACGGCGCGGTCGAACTGCCCGGGGCAGTTGGCCGGCAGATAGGGCTGGGGGTCGCCGATCACACGGTACGCACGTCCGTCGTAGCGGATCAGGCAGCGGCGCAGCGAGCGTCGGTCGTCGCGCGGCCAATGGAACGTCATGGAGACGGCGGTCCCCTCGGGGCGCGGTGCGGAGAGGTCGGCCGTGCCGCCCGGCTGGGGCAGCACGCCGGCGACGTCCTCTGCCGCGCCGAGCTCGCACACTGCGTTGCCGTGAGCGTCGGTGGCCGGCTCCTGCGGCGCGATCACCTGGACGGTGACGGTCCTAAACATCCGCATCCCCCTCCCTGTCGGCGGCGGTCATGGCGTCTATGCTGCGCACGCGGCAGCCGGCGAGGCCGAGCCGCTTGAGGTCGGAGCGCCCCAGGTAGAGGTCTCCCGTGGGGTTCGCGAACGTGAAGCTGGACGAGTACGGGCCTGCAGTTTCTGACTGTTGGGTGATGCCCGCCATGGCGCCGGGCGCGTTGACCGCGCGGGCGACCATGGCCACGCAGACGGGCTTCACGTTCTCGTCGAACGTGGCGTTGACGCCGGCGGCGTAGTCGCTGCCCATATGGCGCCGGTACGCGCCGCGCAGGTGCGCCGATGCGTCCTCGAGCAGGGCCGCGACCCTGCCCTCGTCCCCGTCATCGACGGGGCCGCATCGTGCGATGTAGTCGGCGACGGTCGCGAAGGCGTCCACTAGAGCGTCTCCAGGATGGCGATGAGCTCGGCCTTGGTCGCCTTGCGCGGGGCGAAGCCGTTGGCGGCCTCGATGGCAGCGCGAAGCTGCTGCACGGTCATATCGTTCGCGGGCTTCTCGGGCACGGGCTGCTCGGGCGCGGGCGCGGCGTCCTCAACGCCCTCTCCCTCGGCGCCATCGTCCTCGACGGGCTCCGCGCTAACCTCGGGCTCGGCGGGCGGGAGGTCGACGAAGCCGCCGGCGGACAGCTCCGCGAAGCGCTCGTCGGTCAGCTCGACCTCCTCCCCCACGAGATGCACCGCGAGGGTCTCGCGGTCACGGTACGGGTAGGTGACCAAAGCGATCATGGATGCTCCTTAGGGTTGCCTAGGCGGTCGGGGCGATGGTGCCCTTGACCACGAAGTCGATGTACTCGGCGAAGAACACGAGGCCGACGTAGGCCACGGTTTCGTAGGTCAGGCTCTTGAGCTCGGGCGAGTGGGACACGGCGATGTAGCCGCTCTCGTCGGAGTAGAAGCCGAACAGGTCGTCGCCGTCGGTCGGGGCGACGTAGACCTTGATGTTGTCCTTGACGGTCGCGTAGATCGTGCCGGCGGCGACGGAGCCGGTGGACACGAGCGTGCCCAGGCCCGCCCAGTTCTCGATGTAGGAGATGCCGAAGGCGCTGAAGACCTCGGACTCGCCGATCTGCTTGGCGAAGTCGACCGGGTTGGCGAAGTAGACGGTCTCGCCGCTGCCGAAGCCGTACTCCTCGGTGAGGTTGGACAGCGCGGCCCAGGCGTTCACGGCGGTGGCCACGAGGCTCTTGCCGGTCGCGGCCGTGGTGCCCTCGGCGCCGAGCGCGGCGACGAAGTCCTTCTTGATGTTGCGCTGCATGTCGGAGATCATCGCGGCGTCGGTCTTGTCGACGGCGCCGTCGTAGCCGCGCTTCTTGACCTCCTGCAGCATGGTCTGCTTGCGGTAGGGCTTGAGCGTCACCTCGTAGGTCGCGACGTCCGCGTAGTCGTAGCTGGACAGCGGGATGTCCTGGCCGGGGGTGTACTCGGCCTCGGAGAGCTTGCCGGTGATCTTCTTCTGGTGGAGCGTCTCGCCCACGGCCGCGTGGATGGGCGCGCAGGTGGACAGCATAGCCGTGAGCTTCTCGAGCGACTTGGTGAAGGTGTTCACGAGGTCGACGTTGCGCGCGGCTGCGAGGGTCTTGATATCGGGCATTGGGGCCCCTTTCTCCCCTTACTTGAAGAGGTCGATGTTGGCGGCGATGGCCGCCATGCGTTCCTTCTTGTCCTCGATTCCGAGGATGTCCTTCTTGGAGGGCTTGCCGGGCTTGGGCTTGCCGCCGGCCTCGGGCGCCTTCGGCGCGCCGCCGGCCGGTTTCGTGATGGCCGCTACGGCCTTGGCCTGCTCGGTGAGCGCGTCCTCGTCCTCGCCTTTGAGCGTGGCCACGATGGAGCGGTCGAGTCCGGTGGCCTTGGCCACGGAGTCGACGAGCGCGGAGCGGGCGGCGCTCGCCTTGAGGGCGGCGTTCTCGCTCTCGAGCGCGCTCAGGCGCTCCTCCACGGTCGGGTCCGCCTTGGGTGCCGCGGCCTTGAGCTCGTCGAGCTCCTTGAGGTTCGCCTTCGAGCGGCTCTCCCACTTGCGCGACTCCTTCAGCGCGTTCTCGTAGAGCGCCTTGTAGTCGGGCTCCTGACCGGCGTCTCCGCCCTGTGCAGGGTTGGTCGGATCGGTCTCGGCGGGCGTGGTCTCCTGGGCCATGCTCCCTCCATTTCCGCCCCGTGCGGGGCATCGTCTTGCCCCGTGCGGGGCTCTTTTCGGCATGAAAAAGGCCACCCGTGCGGATGGCCTGGTTCAACTTTTGGTCGGGGCGGCGGGACTCGAACCCGCACGGGCGATGCCCACGTGCTCCTGAGGCACGCGCGTCTGCCATTCCGCCACGCCCCGATGGCACCTGGCCGAGGAATCGAACCCCGGTAAGCGGTTTTGGAGACCGCCGCACTGCCATTGTGCTAGCCAGGTGTGTATAATCTGATTAGAAAAGCCCTGGGCGTGCTGGATAGCTAACCTGGGGCTTATTTCTTTATGTCGTCTATGGCCCCGCCCCTGGTCAACAAGATAACGCGGTCGATGTCATGCCTCGACATCTCGAGCCGCACGCGCTTCAGCGCGTCCTCTCTTGTCACAGGGACTTCCTCGCAGTTAAGCACGACGATAGAAGGCTTTACCGGCCCACCTTCCACCTTTTCGAACTGCCGCACTGCCTTTCTTATATTGCGCTCGATGAACCTAAGCCCGTTGACGCCAGACGCATCGCTTGTCGGGCTCTTCAGCTCACATAGCTTGCCGTCGAGCAACAGGTCGATATTGGAAAAGCCCTCCGGCGCGCCCTCCTTGCGGACGACGACCTCGTGACCGGCCGCCCGAAGCGCCTCGTGCGCCGCGAGGTCGTAGGACCCGCCGCGCTCGTGCGCGAAGGTCTCTTTCGGCTTCTTGTACACGACTGGAGGCCCAGGCGAACCGAGCACGGCACGCTTCGCCGCGTCCTTGCCGGCACTCGTCAGACTTTCGTCCTCGTCGATGTTCTTGAACTGTGCCCACCGCTCGCGCAGCTCCTCCGGCCTCACGCCCTCCACGAGCTCCGCGTCGGGGTCGTCCTCGAAGCCGGGGACCACCTTGCAGTCGCAGTGCCGGTGGAAGTGCCTGAACTCGCCGGCGGACTTGCGCGTGTGGTAGACCGCGCCGCGGCTCGCGAGCATGATGCAGAAGGTGCAGGTCTCGAAGCCCGTCGGCACGCGCGCGAAGCGCACGCCGGCGCTCCCGTCACGGCCCACGTTGGAGATGATCGTCTCGTTCAGGCTGCGCAGCGCGTCGTTGCGGGCGTACTCGCCGCACGCCCTGGCGAACGCCGCGTCGCCGCCCTCCACGAGCTTCTTCGCCTGGTATCTGGCAACGGTATCGACCGATTCTGGCCTGTAGGTCGTCATGGTGACGGCCTGCTGCAGCCTGGCGCCGTTGCGCTCGGCGAGGTCGTCGTACCATTGCGCCGCGAACTCCGCCGCGACGTCGTCGTACCCCTGGACGAAGCCCTCCATGATGAGCTTCGCGGCCTCGCGCTTCTCGGCGACGGTCGCGCCCTCGTGGGCGCGGCACCATGCGAGCACGGCGGCCTCCACGTCGGATGCCGCCCCGTTGCCTATCTTCGCCACGGCCCGGTTGTAGGCCGCGAACTCAGCCGCGCTAATCATCGGCGGGCGGCGCGGGCTCCGCCGCCTGGGTGACGCCCGCCATCAGGTCGAGCGCCGCCGAGCGCGTCACGTTGCGCCTGATCTCGGACGAGACGTTGCGCACCTCGTCGTCATCGAGGCCGTTGAGCCGCCAGAAGGTCGGCGTGCCGGCGAAGCCGTCCACCACAGACGCGAGCTTGATGGAGCTGTCTGTCTGCTGGGCCAGCGTCGGCATGGCGGGGTTCAGGAAGTGGACGGACACGCCGCAGGCGTCCTCCGCCTCCTCGTATGAGCACCCGAGCTCCGTCGCGATCGCGGCGGTCGCGGCGTTCGCCAGCGCCGCCTTGGCCTCGCGGATGAAGCTCTTGCACTTGAGGATGAGCGGCTCGTTCTCGGCGTAGATCGCCTCGGCGGAGCTGGGGTTGTCGCTCATGATGCCGAACTGCCCCACGTGGATGCCGGTCGCGGCGCTCATGCGCTTGCACAGGTTGCCGAAGTGCTCGGTCATGGGCTGCATGCTCGGCTGCGTGAGCTGGCCGAACTGCGGTATCGTGCCGTCCTCGGTCTTGGTGACCTCGAAGATGGAGCCGATGAAGGCGCTCCATTTCGTCTTGTCGGCGAACGCGTCGCCGTCGGTGCCCAGCAGGTACTTCTGCGTGGACGCGGCGAACGCGGCGGCGATCTCCTCGTTGACGTTGGCGCGCATGGCGCAGTCGATGTTCCAGCGCACCTCGGAGTTGATCCTGGACACGCCGAAAGGCCTGTCGTCGTCGGGGTTGTGCGGCATGACGAACATGGGCACGGCGCCCAGGCCGTGCTCCACGTACTCCGCCGCCCACTCGTTGCGGCGAACCTCGCGGATGCGCACCATGCGGTCCGGCAGCATCACGTTGACCCAGTCCGGGCGGTTCGTGGGCCGCCCGCGGTCCTTGGCGAAGGAGACGACGAACATGCCGGAGGACAGGCACTCGTGGACGTCGTCCCAGATGCCCGTGCACAGCGTCGGCGGGTACGCCGAGATGCGGGCGTGCCCGTCCTCGTCCGCCGTCACCACGAGCATGGAGAAGCAGTACTTGAGCGCGGAGTTGACGGCCTTGCCGACGCGCGTGGCCATCTTGTTGCGCTTGGCCACGGAGGTGAGCAGGTCGTCGAAGTCCGCGTCGTCGGGGCACGTGAACCCGTCGAAGGCGATGTGGTCGCGCATGACCTCCACGCACTTGTAGCCCCAGCCGCACGCGACCTCCAGGTCGCGCAGCGAGTCGGGGACGGAGATGCCGAGGTCTTGAGCATGTTGCGCGCCTCGTAGTAGTCCGAGCGCAGGAGGTTGCCCCTGTAGTGCGTCTGCCAGCTGTTGAGCAGGCAGCGCACCGTCTCGCGGTCCTCCTCGAGCAGGCCGTCGGCGGACGCCACGGCGTAAGGTATCGAGATCAAGTGACCCTCGCCTTCATTCCGGGTTTTCTCTTCGATGTGCTGAGCGCGAGCAGCGCCAGCCCCGCGGCCTCGATGGGCGCGGCGTTGTCCCCGCCGAAGCCCCAGCCGCCCGACGAGCCGATCTTGCGCTTGGGTGAGGTCTCGGCGGAGAGGTCGAGCGCAGGGCACGCGATGTGCGTGACCGAGCCCGCCTTCGCGCCGGACGAGATGAGGCTCGCGGCGGTCACGGCCTGGTCGGTGCTCGGGCGCAGGATGTAGTCCTTGGGCATGCCCATGCCCTCGAGCTTGTCGCACAGGGCGCCGGCGCCCGCCTTGCCGTCGATGGCGACGCAGGCGTACCTGCCCGCCCTCGCGGCGATCCAGTAGGCCAGCCAATCCGTGCTGGGCTCCGGGTCCTTGCAGAAGGGAAGCTCAACGTGCACGGTCGGCGAGCCGGGCGGCCGCACGGCGCACGCCACGGCGACGGTCGAGCCGTCGGCGCTGAACCTCACGCCGGCGCAGATCCTGCAGCCGGCGGTCAGCTCGGGGCCGCTCCCCACGAGGCACTCGCCCCATGCGTCGGCGCCGATGACGGGCGGCTCCACCTGCGTCTGCGGTGGCAGCCAGTAGCCCAGGTATTCCTGGGCGGCGCCAAGCTCGTCCATGTCCTTCATTCCGGTGCGAATGGCGCGGATGTCGGCGTGGTACCCGAGCGAGGGCATGACCTCCGGCCAACGGCTCTCGTCCCAGATGTCGCCGACCTCCTCGACGCCGTACTCCAGCCACAGCAGGTCGGACGCCTTCTCGCCGCCCTCCCACGCCTGCTGCCGGAGGTTCTTGAACACCTCGGCGGGGTTGCCGGCGCGGGTCGGCGTTCCGGCGTACACGATCATCAGGTTGTGCTTGGCTCCGGACACCGTGGTCGGGTTGACGACCTGGGTGTGGATGCCCGTGAGCTCCTGGGCCTCGTCATATATGACGATGTCGAACGAGAAGCCCAGGCGCGAGGACTTGGTCCTCGTCGAGAACTGGATGACGCCGCCGGAGCTGAACCGCATCCATTCCTGGCCGGTCTGGGAGCAGACCTCGACCAGGAGCTTGCGCCAGCGCGGGATTCCCTCGGACGTGTCGCCGACGCGGCGGCCGAAGATCTTGCGGAAGCGGGCGACCATCTCCATGGTCGTGGAGTAGTTGTGCTCGGTCCACAGCACCTTGTAGCCGGCCAGCGCCGCCATGATCGCGACCCACACGATGAGGTCGACGGACTTGCCCTGCTGGCGCGGGATGGAGATGCCGACGCGGGGGTGGACCCATTTGCCGCTCGCGTCCACGGCGCCGATGTCGTGGGCGAGCTGCTCCTGCCACGGCACGAGGTCGTATCCCATCGTCGGGGCGAGCTCGACCGCGAGCGGGCCGATGGACCTCTCGTAGGGCTGGACGAGGCGGAGCCTCGGCTTAGCCGAGGACGTCGCGCAGGACCGAGACGGCGTTGATGATGACATCGTCGCCACCGTCCTCCCCGGCCCCCTCTATTCGCTCGATCTGCTCGAGCGTCTCGCGGTACTCCTTGGCGAGCCGGGCCGCCTGGCTGGGCTCGGCGTCGTAGAGCTGGCGCTCGATGACCTGCCGCACCCACCGGAGCCTCCCGAGCGTGTCCTGGCGGCCGTCCGGGCCGTCGGCCGGGGGCGCCGAGATGCCAGCGCCCGCGGACTGCCCCGTGGACTCGCCGGTCGCGATCTCGCCGCTCTCCTTCATCCTCTTGATGAGGGCGCACACGCCGGAGCGCGAGCGCTTGAGTTTCTTCGCGATAGCCGCAGGTCCGAGCGCCGGGTACGCGTTTCTGACGAACTCCCGCTCGTCCGCGGTCCAGGGCTTGCCCCTCGGCTTCGTGGACTTCGTGGACATTCCATGCACCTCCCGGTATGGACTCGGTTTTAGGGCCTGCGCAAAAAAGGCGCAATGCCGCGGGGCGAGCCCTCGGCCCCCGGGGAGGGGGCCATCCCCCAGGGTCGGCTCACCACGGCAGCGAGGTCGAGCAGCCCACGTCGCGGGGGCGCGGCGAGATCGGCTTGCCCAGGGCCGCGAGGCTCTTGTTGCCGCGCCGCTCGTTGCAGATCCTGTGGGCCGGCGCGACGTTCGCGCGGTCGACGGGCGAGCCGCCCTTGGAAACGGGCACGATCTCGTCCACCTCGAAGCTCATCGGGTCGCCCGCGGGCAGGTCGTAGTCGATGGCCCCGCCGCAGATGTGGCACGGCAGGCCCTGCGCCTTGAGCCATGCGCGCACCTGCCGGCGGGCGTGGCCGTTGGCGTAGCGGGTCTTGGTGGCCATGGCTAGCGCTCCACGGGAGAGCGGCCCCGGTTGGCCATGCATTCCTCGAGCCCCGTAAAGCGCAGGCGCTCGACGGCCTTGCCGGCCCCCTTGCACTTGCGCCTGCCCGCACGGCGGGCGATGCCCAGGGCGCGGCGGAAAGCCCACGCCATTACGGTGTCGTACCGGCTTGCGGCGCGAACGATAGCCTCGCGTGTGACCACGGACCCACCTCATTACGTTGTCGTTCAATAGAAAGGCCAGGGCCCTGAACTGCTAAGGGGACCCCGGCCACTCATCTGTGCTTCCATGCACATCCGACCCGCATGCCGCGCGGGCGGCGCTGCGAATCGACACCCTAGTTATATCCCAACCGAAGCGTGCAACGGTGTGCAATTGCGTGCAATCGCGTGCAACTGTAGGCAATCGCGCGCAATTGTGTGCAACGGCGTGCAACCGTGTGCAATCGCGTGCAGCCAGCAAGAAGAGAGAAACCCGCCGGCGCGGAGCCGACGGGTCTCGATAGAGTTATATCTAGCTCAGACTGCGGCGCGGCCAAGACCGGATCGGGCTGCCGCCAGCCCGACCATGTCCGTCCAGTCCAGGGCGGCGCACAGGTCGGAGTTCACCGACCTCACCGACACCCCCAGCGTCCCCGCGATCTCCTGCAGCGTGCGGTCCTCACAGTAGCGCAGCTCCAGAACGTCGCCCCAGCGCTTGCCCGGGTTGGCCGAGCGCACGCCCGCGCACAGCTCTCGGCCCAGCTCCACCTCATGCCGCAGCTCGGACAGCTCGGCGCCGCTGCGGCGCTCGTAGTCTATGCGGTCGTCGGTGGACCTCATGAAGTCCGTGCCGTGCGCGCCCTTGCCCACGGCGTCGTAGCGCTGGGCGCGCACCTGCTCGCGCGCCTGCATCGACTGGATGACCGCCAGCCTGCGGTCGATGCCGCGCTGGGCGGCCCGTACAGTCTCCAAATATTCACGTGCATCCATGTGACCTCCCGCGTGGTACCATGCTCTACGCCACATAGAGGATGCCGGGAGGCGTCTTTGCCAAAGGCCGCCGGCGCTCCAACGCCAGCGGCCTTAATTATATATCTACCTATGTCTACCTGCGGAAACTCAATATCTCATCGCGACCTCGCGCCGCATGGCCATGATCTCGTCGTGCGCCGGCCCCGACCCGGCCAGATAGCGGTCCACCCTGTCGCGCTTCGGCTTGACTCCCTTGCGCCGGGCCTCCTTCGCGCGGCGCTGCTCATGCTCGCGGCGGCACGCATCCGAGCAGTACTTGGCCTTCGGGGCCTGCGGGATGAAGACCCTCCCGCAGACCGCGCACGTCCTCTCCTGCACGTCCCACATCACTGCCATCTCATCGACCTCCTGCACCTGCGGGCGCGACGTGCCTCGATGCTCTTGCGCACGCGACGGTTCTCGGCGAGCATCCGCCACAGCTTCTCAAACAACCTCATCTCTTCGCCTTCCTCGACCTCTTGAGTGCGCGGGCGCGGTCGCGCTGCAGCGCCCTCGCCCTTCGCTCCGTCTCCCCGATCTGCGCCGCCGTCACCCGCGGCGCGTCGGCACGACCGTGCACGAGCGCCCGGCGCGCGGAACAAGTCGGTCGCCGAGCGGATCAAAGCTCCTCTCCGCAGAACGGGCAGTACTTGATGTCCTCGATGTAGGCGGTCGCCGTCACGTCGGCGCCGACGGTCTCTCCGCACGAGCCGTTGACTGAGACGTCGAGCTCCACGCTGGTATCCAGCTCGACCCTGACGATCGGCTCGCCGTCGTATCGGCGCGTCAGGGCCATGGACCCAACGGACCGGTTCCGGATGTCCCGGTCGGGCGCGGAGTGCAGCGACGCGATGCGCGACCCGCCGCAGAAATAGCAACTCATTTGCTCTCACCGCCCAGCCTGCGGATACGGGCAGCCACGTCCCGCAGGAAAGCCTCGACGCAAGTGCAGTCGCGATGCTCGAACTTGCACCCTTCGCAATCGCGCCTGTCGCGATCGAGATACGTGCAGGCGGTTCCATCCTGGCGGTCGGCGACTCTATCCAAATCGTCCGCCAGCTTCTCCAAGCTGTCGGGAGGCGTGAGGTGGCAATCGTCGGCGTACGAGCCGGGGCCGGAGTCAAAGTGGACGACCCACCGCTGAGACCAGGTCGAGAACTCGTACGATTCGACCTTCCTGCACTCCCCGTGGGCGTCGAGTAGCTCCTTGGTGTCCAGCGGAATACGACCGCCCTCCGCGTCGACTGGGCCCAGCGGCCCCAGCGTCGGCAGCTGCACCACCTCCCCGTCCGCAGTCATTAAGCTATCGACCATAAGGCGCTCGCTCACTTCGTGCTCCAATCCTTCTCGATTTCCCTCTCCTCCGCGACCATGATCAGGGCCCTGTTGAGGCATCGCCTCGCCTGGCGCAGCTCGTCGCAGATGTCGCACCCTGTCGCACCATGTCGCACCCTGTCGCACTCCCCGAGCGACCTCTTCGCGTCCTCGAGTCTGCCGATGGCGAGGTCGATCCAGTCGGCGGGTCCGCACACGTAGCTCATCGCGACTCACCCCTCACGCCGAAGACCTCCGCGAGGATGTCGCCGGGCGCGGCCACGAACGGATCTGCGCTGATCGGGTCGTACATGACCTCCAGGTAGTCGGGATAGCCATCGGTTATGCCCACGGTCCGGACCCTCATCTCGGTCTCCCCGCCGTCGTCGGCGGAATCGTCGGGCTCGAGCGCGGGCAGGCACTGGTAGCCCCAGATCACGCTCACCTCGTGCTCGTCCAGGATGGTCTTGGTGCGCTCGATTCGCATCCGGTGGCAGCCCACCGGCCCCGTGTCGTACGTGTCGTCGGCCCAGGGGATCTGGTGCCTGTCGAGGGCATCACGGTAGGCCCTCATCACCGCTGAGATCTCGGTCAAAACGTCTCTCGCTTTCTCTCTTCGGACAATATGGCATTAATTGCGGCCTCGGCCTCCTCGGCCGTGCCGCCTGCGCCGTCTAGCGGCGGAAACCCCAGCGTCTGCTGCCCTAACTCCGCCGCGCCCGTTGGCACACCATTGACACACCTGCGCTCCGGGTCCTCGCTCTCCGACTCCTCGCCCTCCGGCTTTTTGCCGCCCGCGATGGCGGCGACTCTCTCGTACAGGTCGGCGCGCTGCGCCTCGCGCGCCTCCGTGTCGTGGAGCTCCTGCTCCTTGGTCAGCCGGGCGGCATCCCCGTGCGACATGACGTTTGCCATGTAGATCCGCGTCAGGTCGAGCGGGCGGCCGTGGGCGGGGTCGGCCTTCTCGTTCTCGAGCATCTCCCAAAGGGTGATCATGACGCCTCACCCAGCTCGCGCCTGAGTTCGACTATGCGCTCCGCATCAGTCTTCACGGGCTTCCACACGGATGCCCGCTCGACCTCCTGGGAGGTCTGCCCGCCCCGCGCCTTGCGGTCGGCATCGAAGCCGACCTGCTTGCGGCTCCAGTTGCGGGCAAGCGCCCACACGTCGGTCACGGGCAGGCCGCTCGGCAGCGTCCAGCCCTGCGCGGCGTAGTGGTCGAAGAACTGGCGGGGGTCGCCGCGCAGGCAGTTGGCGGCGAAGTAGGCCTCGACGTCCTCCATCGAGGGCGGGTCGAAGTCGTCGGGGGCTTGGCGGGCCGCTCTATAACCCGCAAGGGTTATCTCCTTCTCCTTCTCCTTCTCCTTCTGTTGGTTACCCTGTTGGGTAGCCCCTTGGCTACCCCCTTGGCTACCCCCTTGGCTACCCCCTTGGCAAGGCACCCGACCGGAAGACTTGGCGGCCCTTGCGCGGCCGCCCATGCTGCCGCTCACCATGGCGTCGATGCGCCCCCTTGCGAAGCTGAAGGCCGCCATGGTCGCCGGCTTCAGCTTGGGCTCGATGCCCTCGTAGCCGTAGCTCAGCATCGCCCAGGCGAGCGCCATGCCCTCCCTGTCGCCGAGCGCTCGGCAGCCCTCGTAGAAGTCGCGGTTGAAGTTGAACTTATCCATCCATATCACCTCCGTAGATCGAATCGGTGAAGGCCGCGGCGGCCTCCCTGTCGCGGCCCGGCAGCACCGAGCCGTATATCTCGAGCGTCGTCTTGACGTTCGCGTGCCCCAGGCGCTCCTGCGCCAGGCGCATGTCCCACCCGTGCGTGAGCAGCCACGTGGCGTGCGTGTGCCGAAGCGTGTGGAAGACCGTCTCCCCGGGCAGCTCGAGCTCGCGCGCGATCGCCTTGAACCGGGCCGTCACGGTCGACGGCCTCGCGAGCCCTCCCGCGGGCCCGAAGGTGATCAGGGGCGCGGCCGGCCCCTTGCGGACGAGCCACGTGTCCTGCCACGCCAGGTGGCGCTCCAGCTGCGCCTCGACCGCCGGCGGGATCGAGACGTTCCGCGAGCGCTTGCCCTTGGTGAAGGGCTGCCTGTGCAGGCTGGGCTTCTCGACGGCCTGCCCGGCTACGTGGATGTCGTGCAGTGAGCGGCGCCAGTCGCGGCGCTGCAGGCCGCAGACCTCCCCGACCCGCATGCCCGTGTGGAGCGCGAGGAAGACAGCCATGGCCTCGGTGCGCCGGGCGATGTTGGCGCCCGTGGCGTCGTGCGAGGACATGGCGGACACCATCGCGCGGGACAGCCCGTCCGCATCGAGCTCGGACAGGGCGAACGGCTCCCCTGGTTTCACCTTGGGGGCCGGGACCTCGAGCATGACGTTGTAGCCGATGACATGGCGCCACTTCCCGTACGCGACCTTGAGTAGCGAGTGCATGAGCCGCACGGTCTTGGGCGACAGCCCCTTGCCCGTCCTGGGCGCGAGCAGCGTGCGGTACGCCGCCGACACGTCCCACGGCTGCAGCTGGTCGTAGGGGATGCGCCCGATGGTCGGCTCCACCATCGTCCTGATCACGCTGCGGTAGGCTGCGACCGAGTTGTCGGACAGGCCGGTCACCGGGTCAGAGACATAGGTCTCGAGCATCGATGACAGGCGCTTGGAGCTGTCCTGCGCCGAGGAGGGGATATAGGTCGCGACCCATTTGTCGCACTCGGCCTGGGCCTGTTCGCGGGTCAGGCCCCCGTCCCAGGACTTATACGGCCTGATCCGCCTGCCCGTGGCGCGGTCGGTGCCCATGTAGGGGCGGGCGAACCAGCGGCCGTCCGCCCCGCGCTGCACGACCGCCCGGCGCTCGCTAGATGTCGGCATCGACGCCAAGCTCCGCAGCCATGTCGCGGATCTCCCTGCGCGCGTCCAGGTCGGTGGTCTGGATGCTGTCGGCGTGCCCATGGGGATTGGCGCCGAGGGCGGCTATGAGCACGAGCTTGCGCGCGTTCCTGTCCGGGACGCCCGCCTGGCTGAAGGCCACGCAGAGCGCGTCGGTGCACTCGCAGGCGAGCGCGAACAGGTCCCTGGTGCTGGTCGCGCCCACGAAGCAAGAGTCGCCGGAGCCGTCCCCGTTGGCGGTCGAGACCGTCGCGCAACGGCACTCGAAAGCGCGGGCCTCGCCGCACGCCTCCACCGTCACCCTGACCTTCTTCTCGCTACTCATCCTTCTCCTCCTCCTTGGCGCTCGCCTGAACCCTCTCCATGAGCCACACGTCCTCCTCGCCGGGCTCGAAGCCCGCGGAGCAGAAGATGTCATAGTGCTCGAGCCACGCCTCCGCGTCGTCGCCGCCCCAGCGGTTGTCGAGCTTGGCCATGCCCCTGGCCGCCGCCATGAGCCAGTAGCCGGCCTCGTACTCGCTGGGCCTGCACGCCTTGAGGTTGCGGGCGAACTCGTCTCGCACGAGCCCGAAACGCTCCTCGTTCTCGGGGTGGCTGTCGCCGCCCATCGCCATGAGCAGCGCGGGCGGGTCCTCGCGGCCCACGCGCACCTCCATCATGAGGTCCTTGGACATGGCGAAAGCGCCGGACGCCACGAAGCCGATCAGGCTCCTGTACAGCTCCTCGAGCGCCGCCTTCTCGCGCGCGGCCTCCTGCTCGGCTCGGATCTCCTCCTCGGTCTTCTCGGGTTCCGCGCCCGATCTGTCATCCGGTTTGTAGAGTTCCCAGTATCTGTCAGCCATCACGGCCACGAAGCCCGTGACGTCCTTCCCTTCGAGCTTCTTGGCGGCATCGCCGAAGTTTGCCCAGTTCGTGTAGACGAACCCCTCGGGCTTTTCCATCACCACCGGGATGCCCGCATCGCCGAAGGCGTCGTAGTCCTCGGCCTTGGCCTCCTCGCGCTCGTTGCGGCGGCGGATGCTGTCGGCCTTGCCCGCCCAGCCGTCACCCGCGGCGAGGACCGCCTCGACGTCCCTCTCGTCGTCGAAGGCGCTCGCGGCCTCGAGCTGCTCCAGCGTCACCTGGCGGCCCTCGATACTCCCGCGCAGTTTGCGCGCAGCGCGGATCTGCCCGGCGGTGGCGCGGCTCGCGCGCTCGATGCGCTGCTCATCGATGCCCAACACGAGCATCTGCTGCACGCCGCGTGCGCGCTCGGCCTCGGTCAGCTGGCGCTTGTCGTCGGTGGCGAGCATGGCCACGAGCTCGTTGGCCTCGTCCATGCTCTCCGCCACCAGCGCGGAGACCTCGCGGTCCTCCCCGTAAATCGAGGACAGTGCGCGGTAGCGGCGCTCGCCGTCCACGATGCGGAACACGTTGCCGTCCGCCACGACCACGGGCGGGTTCAGCGGCTCGCCGCCGGTCGCCTCGATGCTGCGGGCCAGGGCGCCGATGTCGCCGAAGTCCTCGCGCGGGTTCTGCCCGCTCGGGCGGATATCGCCCAGGCGCACAGACTTCTTCTCGAATTGCATGTATCCTCCTGTCTCGAGGCCCAAGGCCTCGCATGAACTGCCATAGCGATCGGGGCGGAGGTCCGGATGGTCGAGTTGACGAGCGAGGAGCAGTCCTATCTCAGGAGGCTCCTCGAGATTGAGGAGAACGGCGGGTCGGTGGACGAGCACATAGCCCGCAGGCTCTACGGCGAGCTGTCCGAGGCGACGGCCACCGACGCGCACGGAAACGAGGAATGCAGGTACTCGCCGGGATACGGCAGGGAGCGCGCCGTCTACGAGGCGCTTGCGGAAAAGGGCCTGATCGCGCCGCAGCCGGTGCCCGGCCCGCGGGCGGAATTCGGCGAGCTGACCTCGGAGGGGCGCTGCTGGTTCCGCGACCGCGACGAGGCGGCGCGCATCGAGCGCGAGAACGTCCGTGGCGGGCGCAGGCACGACTACCTCGTGGCGCTCTTCAGCGTGGTCTCGGGAGCCGTCGCGGGCTTTTTCGGCGGGACCTACGGCCACGGCCTGATCGCCATCATCCGCTCGTGGCTTGGGCTATAGCGAAGCCGATGGCGAAGAACACGCTGTAGGAGATGACGAACAGGATGATCGCCCAGGTGGGCGGCTTTCTTCTTTCCATAGGGCGGCTCCCTTCCCCGGGCCGCCGCCCCGATCGCTATGCAGCTGTCAAGATAAATGGGAGCTAGTAGTACATCCCGCTCGGTGCGGTCCCCTCGACGGCGCCGGCTATGGCCAGAAGCGCGAGCATCGCGACGGCGCACACCACGCTGCGCACGCGCTCGGGCAGCGAGTCCCACCACGCGCCGAGGCGGCAGCCCGCCTCCCAGACCAGGTCGACCATCACGCCACCCGCCTCGGTCGGCGCGCCGGCACGCAGTCGGGCGACGGCAGCGCCGGCACCGCCCCGCGCGCCCTGATGGCGGCGTCGATGTCCTCGCTGCTCACCACCTCGCGCGAGCTGTTCGGGTTGAGCGACGGGTAGCGCGGGATGATCCCCTGCATGACCATCGCACGGAACGTGACGTTGTCGCAGCAGGCGTAACGCGCGCCCTTGGCTATCGACATCCACATGGCCTTCTCCTTTCATTCGTTGAGCCAATCCCTTGCCGGAGGGCCGCACCGATAGATGCAGCCGGAGGGCGCTCCCCCGCCAAAGGGAGCGGTGCCGCCGCCCCGCCAAGTCGGCGGCGGACACCTTGCGGGCCGGATGTAGGGAGTCCGGCCCCGTCGCGCCACGGGCCCCGCGGAATGGGGGCGGTGCGGAACCCGTGGCGCGACGGGGGCGGGCCCGGCCTCAGTCGGAGAGCGAGGCGAGCGCCCACGCCGCGATGAACGGCAGCGCGGCCGAGAAGCACACCCGCGCCAGGCCGTAGGCCCCCTGCGCGGCGCACATCCAGCCGGCGGCGTCCATCACGACGGCCGAGGCCAGCAGCGCCCGGGTCATTCGCGACCGCCGCCGAACGGCCACTCGCCCGGCTCCGGGTCGATCTCGTAGACGTCGCAGGACGCCAGGTCGAGCGCCTGCCTGCGGTCGAGCCTCACCAGGCGCGCCAGGGAGGCGGTGTCGCCGGCCTGAACGTGCCTGTAGAACGCGTCGCGCGCGTCCACCAGGAAGGCGAACACCTCCGTGTGCCACTCGGAGTCCTCGTCGACCCATGTCACCATGCCGCCCAGCGTCGTGACGACGTGGGGCAGCTCGTAGCTCTTGACAGTCATTTCCCTCTCCCCATTCACTCCTCTTCCGCCTCCCCACTTTGGGGTCGACCTTGGTACCCAATGACCTCGACACCAAGCTCGACCTCGCCGATTTCCTCGAGAATCTCGACTGCAGCCCGAAGGTGCTCAGACGCCGCCCTCACCTTCTCCGCGAGCTCTAAGGCATCGGGGCACCTGCCCATAAGGACGACCTCGCCCACCTTCTTGCCTTCCATCTCTTCCCCCATCCCTACGCTGCCTCGTCCGTGTTCCAGCCCATCAGGTCGTTGGGCGTGCAGCCGAGGGCCTGGGCGATGGCATACGCCTTGTCGACGCCCGGGACCATCGAGCCGTTCTCGTAGCCGATGATTGAAGATGCCGAGAGCCCGGCCCTGTTGGCGAGCTGCTCCTGCGACATATCGGCTCGGGCGCGGGCGGCGCGCAGGTTTGCGCCAAACTCGTCCTTTGAAAACTTCATGGCTTCCTCCTTCTGAAATAGGGAACTTATTCCCTGTGCAAATCAGAGTATAGGGAATCTTTTCCCGATTGCAATAGCAAACTAGGGCTTTTCTTGCCTTTTCTTTTGCCTATCTATAGAATCCTCGGTAAATACTTCCCTATATTGGAGGTGGCGATGAACCTAAAACTAAAGCAGGCTAGGAAAGAAAACGGATATTCGCAGGCCGATCTGGCAGACGCGTTGGGCGTTGACATCAAAACGGTAGGCAACTGGGAACGAGGGAAGACTCTTCCCGATATTGAGCAGCTTTGGAAGTGCGCTAAAGCTCTTAACACCGACCCCAACGACCTTCTCGGCTGGTACGAGGAGCACCCCGAGGACAGGCCGGCGGCGCCGGCGGGCGCGGAGGGCGAGCTGATCGCCTGCTACCGGCAGAGCACCGAGAAGAGGCGCTCGAAGATCCTGGAGACGGCACGCGACCAGGCCGAGCTCTCCCAAGCTCAGGCTACAGCGCCTGAAGGCGAAGGGCTGGAAGAGGATCAAGTAAGGTCCGCGTAGGCATTCAACGGAACCACCTGAGAGATTGGCAGATAACATGGGAATGTACGATTCAATCGACCGCCTGGTGAACCTGTGCGACGAGGTCATCGAGAGCGACCCGCCCGGTCTCAGGCAGAAGGTGGTGGCTAAGTACGTGACAGCTTTCGGAGATATCATCGAGCGCGAGACCGGGACCCGGGTGATGGCAAACGTCAGCCCCGGCATGGTCGATATCACGTCCATCGAGACGATCCGCGACCTGCTGCTCGCGCACAGGGACCGCATGGAGTACGAGTACATGATGGCCAAGGCGACCGCCGACCAGATAGAGGCGAGGGCGACCGCCACCGTCGAGGCGACCGTCACGGTCGACTTCAACCAGACGATCAAGCAGATATCGAGCAGCCAGGGCCTGTCACCCGAGGACCTCGCCGCCGTGAAGCTCGCCCTCGCCGACCTGCGGTTCGCCGCCGAGGAGAAGGACGAGGGAGGCTTCGCCGAGAAGGCAAAGGACGCACTCGACCTCGCATCCAAGGCCGCAGGGCTCGTCCCCAAGGTGGCCAAGGCGATCGGCACGCTCGCGGCGCTCCTCGGGGCGTAGGCGATAGTTAAAAGGATAGGGCGCACCCGAAGGCACGCCCTATCCGACCTTCCCAACTATCGCCAAGCGAAGAGCCCAGGGGCACGTATCGATGGGAGGGGACCTTTTATGAACCATTCTAGCTGTCGGCTGGAAGGTCGCAGGCTTACTCTAGACGCCCATGTACCCGATGAGGACCCATTGACCGGTCTGCAGGCACCTCACGGCGCGCACGTCGTATTCGGATGCCAGGGAGTACGCGCACGGCCTGAGCGTCGCAAACGGGACGGGGCCCGCAGCGTCGTCCTTCACGCCCAGGGCGACGACCCTCACGGTGTCCCCGCGCTCCTGCGAAACGAGCTCGTACCCAAGGCTCAGCGGAATGCCCGTGAGCCCGTCGTAGATCATCGTGTCGCAGGAATCGTCCTCGTACGTATATGCGCCGACGCTGCAGCGAGCCATGGGTACCTCCAGGAGCGTAAGTGGTGTTCATAACGATTATGACCCGCGGCGCGGCAGGGTTTTTAGGATTTTCCGAAAAAACCTCCAACGGCGCAGGCTCAGAAAACCCCGCCGCTGATTAAATATAATCCTTAATCGCGCTAATCTTTTATATACTTTATTACTTAGCTGTGCTAATATTTAATTGTCGAAAGGAGTTAGGCGGTGACTAAGAAGAGGGACCTCGAGCGGGAGCTGACCGAAGCGGGCTACGTAAAGCTCAGCGGCACCGGCGCCAAGCACGACAAGTTCCGCCGCGGGGACGTGACGGTGACAGTGCCCAGGCACCGGGAGATAAAGGAGACGACCGCGAGGGGAATCAGGAAGGAAGCGGGGCTGCTCTAGCCCCGCCCTCCCCTTCACCGCAGGAAAGGAGACCACCATGATCGTCATGCAGGAGTTCGAGGTCTACCCCGACCCCGAGGGCGGCTACGCCGTGGAGCCGTGCGGGCTCGCCGGGGCCACCGAAGGCGATACCTACGAGGAGGCCGTGGAGATGGCCGTCGACTGGCTGCGCGTCCACGCCCTGGCGGCGCTGGAGCGCGGGGCGGAGTTCGAGGGCGGCGGGCTCGGCCATGCGCCGTCCCACGGCGGCACGATCGTCACCGTCGCGACCAGCGTCGAGCTGTCCGACATCCCGGCCGTGACCGCCGCCGAGGCCGCCGAGATGCTCGGCGTGAGCACCGCGCGCGTGGCGCAGCTCTGCCGCGACGGGAGCCTGAGCAGCTGGAGGGTCGGCAACACCCGCATGGTGTCGCGCGACTCCATCGAGTACCGCATCGCGGCCAAGCCCGGGGCGGGCCGTCCATGCAAGGCTGCGGCGGAAGCGTAG